GGCGGGTAAACACATGTGTATCCTCAAGCCCAGAGGTTCAGGCTTTTCAGAAATCATGTCCAGTGTTGGAGTATATCACTACACTCTGGTACGTGGATCTAAATGTTTTTACTTTGCTTCCAATGAAGGCTATCTGAACAAAGACGGAGTTATTACAAAATGTTGGGATCACCTGGAGTTCTTGAATGCAGAAACTCACAAAGCTTACCGGCACCTGAGACAGAAAAAGGATCAGGATCTGCATAAGAGAGCTTCCATGGTGGACCCGAAAACTGGTAATGAGTATGGATATAAGTCAGAAATCATTGGAAGAGTTATTGACCATCCTAGAAAAGTTAGAGGAGCTCGAACTGGATCCAGAGGAAAAGTATTCTTTGAAGAAGGAGGTTCTTTCCCAAATCTCAAAGATGCGGTTATCACTACCAGACCACTTGTTGAGCAAGGAGGTATCACCACTGGACAAATTATTGTCTGGGGGACTGGTGGTGAAAAAGGACCAGGGATTGAGGGGTTAGAACATATCTTCTACCATCCTGATGCTTACAACATGATGAGCTGGGAGAATATCTGGGATGAAGACAGAGCTCACACTAAATGCTGTTACTTCATTCCTGTATTCGATACCATGGATAAATACATGGATGAGAATGGTAATGCTTTAACGGTTACTGCTAAAGCTCATCATGAAAAGGAAAGACACAAGATCCATCTTGAAGATCCTACAGCTGAAGATAAGTACATCGCAGAATTTCCATTTACTCCTTCTGAAGCTTTAATACGGTTATCAAATAATATCTTCCCTGGCCACTTTCAAAGTTGTATCAGCTTTGTACTTTTCTATCTGTACATCCTGCTGATGCATCTGTTTTTCATCCTGAAGCTTTTTATGTTCCAGTAATATCTTTTCTCTTTCAGTTTTAGACTTCTCCTGCATCTCTTCACGTTTCCTCATTTGCTCATCAAGAGCTATAGGATCCAGTGAATCACCAGGAGTATTAGTATCTGACAAAGCATACTGACCTTTAATGTGAGCCAGATCTTCTTCCCTGTCATATTTCTCCTTCTGAAGCATAGAGTCAAAGGTGTACTCAATTTCTTTGTACTGTTTCTCCACTTCCATCTTCTGAAGTTCAATCTGGTTTTCATTACCAGCTTGTTTTTCAGCTTTCTCCATCTCTTCAGCTTCCATGGCTTTAAGAATACCTTTAAGCTTGGAGATGTTTTTAGCTTGCAGGATCTCAGCAATAACAGAAGGTCTTGAGCCCTGGGCAGCAAAGTTTGCAGCCTGCTGTTTCATAGTCTGAACATCTTCCAGATCTGCAGAAGAATTAGAGACGTGAATGTTGAAGGTAGTTTCTACATAGCGTGCAGCATCTATCTCCAGCATCTGGCTCTGCATGTCATCACCATAGTGAATAGCCCGTCTTCCAATTTTATCAGTGAACTTGGAAAGGTCTAGTAATCCCTGGCGCTCAGTTCTGATAAATTCATCAAACCCCTGGAAAAGCCTTTCTGATATGACTGAAGATTGGTAACGAGCTGCATCTACTCCTGAAGCTGTTTCTGAAGCTGCAACCTGACCTTTTCTTTGAGGAGTGAATCCTACAAGCTGGTCCCATTCCTGCCGAACATAGTCCATGATCTTTATCAGGTTTGCTATGTGTTCAAACAGGGATAGATCCAGAACCTGGTATTGGTTCCAGCCTTTATCAACTCCAAGTTGGTTTCTGTTTAGTAAAGCAAAACCATTGGCTTCTGAGTGATAGAAGAACTTCTCTTCATCCCAACCTTTGGTGTTAGGGATTGTATTGATATCCAATAAAGCTATTTTACCTTTAGACTTGGCTAATGCCAGTTCCAGTCTGTAATGCAAAATGATATACATGATCTGGTAAGGTAACCCGAGCTCTACAATGGAAGTATTTCTTGAGTGGGTATCTGAAAACCTGAAGCCGTTGAAAGGACCCTTGCAGTATCCAAAGTCAAACTCTTCAGATCTCTGTTCTTCTATTCTACGAGTTCCCAGGTATAACGTGTCCGTCTCTGAGTTAGAAGTTTTGGGATCCGCATTAATGTTAGGAGTGTCTATTCTGTAAGTTTCCCACCACTCCGGTACCCAGATCCATTCTACAGATTCTCCAAGGTTCTTATCAGCTTTGTAATTCTCATCTACTTCCGAGAGCTGAGGAATTCCAAATTCATCAGGAGCTGTAAGGATCCCAATCTTTTTATAGAACTTCCAGGTAACATGGTACTGAGTAAGCTTTACCCGTTTAAGATCCTCTTCACGTCTATGTGTGTTTCCAAACAACGTGTTGAAATATGGAGTTGTAAATGGCAACCCGGCATCCTGGGCTTCCATTTTGTCAATCTGTTTTGCTTTGAGCTCATCATAGAACTGAGATACTACATCTGAAGGTAGAACATATTTACGTCTCACTACCCAGGATGCATCTTCTACATACCGGTTATCAGGAGACTTGTCATAGTCTACATCCATGGGAGAAACTCTCTCGTAGGTAATCTTACCTTTATGAACTCTTTTCAGGCTGTAACATTCACCGGCTATTACAAAATCTTTGAACATCCTGGCAAACTGTTCTGAAGTCTGTACATCATGATCAATTTCTTCCAGGTTAACTTGTCCCCATATAGCACGCTCATCTTTGTAATTAGATAAGAACTTGGCTTTGAGTTTCATGGGAGGTTCTACAGGTTGTGATTCTACACCTGTAGCTGCTTCATCGCCACCTGATAACTCATTGACTTTATTTATAAACCTTTGTTGCAGATTATCCAGCAATGATTTGTATAGCTGCTCTTCAGCATGATTCATTGCTTCTCCATCACTTACCCAGACTGTATAGTTCTTGGGACGTTTATCAAACTCTCCAAATAACAGATCACAGTTTGTCCTGATAATGTTATAAGGACGAATCTTGGCTGGAAATGAAGAGTGTTCTTTTTTAGTGGAGTTGAGAGGGTTGGTTACGTAGTTGAAGTAGTGTTCCGGAATTACGTTGTTGTAAACATTGTACAGGATATAGAGATCTCTGTAGTTGCTGTTACGCTGGCCGGTAACATCATGGAAGTATGTAGATCCGATTAGATAATCAACTACATTTTGACAGTGCTCAAAGTCATTAGCTACTTTCTCAGCTTCTGATAATCTAAGTAAAGGCTTGACACCTTTATAAGGATCACGTTTATGTACATCCCTCTTGATTGGCGCTTTGATCATGTAGTTTACTTATGAATGCAGTAAAACTACATAGAATAGAACTACGCTATGTCTTCAGGATAGATAGTAGTATTACTATAACCAGCTTTTACTCCTTCCTCAAAAACTTCCATTTTCTGTTTAGCAAGCTCTGCTTCTTCTTTGAGTCCGGCCATTAACTCCCATTGAGTTAGTTGGAAAGCTGGATCAACAGTTTCATCATCAGTGTGGAAGGTTCTATCCCAGAAAGACTTTTGTGAACTAGCCTGACGAGCTTTGTATTCCTGGTTAGATCTTTCTTTGATCATGAATGGTAATAACCTCATGGCGGAGACCCTATCAAAGTTACCTTCCTCAGCATTGAACTTGATGAGCTCTTTCAGTAAAGCTTCGTCATAGATCTTGTGAAGGTTCATGATCATTGTAACCTGACCTTCTTCATTAATAGCAGATCTTTCAGTTTTAAGCCAATCTGATAAATATGCTAAAGCTAACTGAACCCTGTCTGCAGGCATGTTCATGAAGTAAGGTTTGTTGAAGGACTTCATAGCACCTTCCTTGTTGTATACAATATCAGGTTCTTTCTCACAATACTGTTTCAGCTTGTGGAAAGTAGCGTAGTCAAGAATACCTTTACCTCCACCTGCAATCTCAGCTTGTATGGTAGCATTGTAATACTCTGCAAGCATGAAGAGCTGTCTGTAAAAATCATCCAGCTTTTCAGGTCTTGATGTATACCATCCTACAATCATATCATCTTCTGTAGGAGACACATTGTTAAAATGTTTGTAGATGTAAGCGCTGGCTAGTGATATCTTAGATTCCGAGTTGTCTTTGTAATAAGGGTCAACTACAATACAGTATAATCCACCAGGTACATGTCCTGATTGATCTCTGTAAGGTGATTCTACTATAGTTACACAACCAGTCAGGTTATCACCATTACCGTTTGGAAATTCCAG